ATAATAATGCTGCTCCTCCTGATGGCGCACCAGAAGGAATGTTACCGTCTGGTGTAAATGACACCATGCGAGATATGATGGCGCAGATTAGGGATTGCGGAGATGGTATTAGGGGCGGCACATATACCATGACTGCTCCTGTTATTACAGGTGGCTCTATTACTGGTGTAGCGTTATCAGGGAATACCCTTACTAATCCAGTTATTACTGGTGGTTCAATTACAAACACCTCTTTATCTAGCAATACTATTACAAGCCCAACTATTACTGGCGGAGCTATTTCTACATCTACGCTAACTGGCAACACTTTTACAAACCCAGTTATCTCTGGCGGCTCAATTAACAATACTCCTATTGGCGCTACAACTGCAAATACTGGTGCGTTTACAACATTATCTGTTTCTAGCACCTTTACTGGTTATGCAGCAGCAAATATTGGCTATCTTAATATTCCACAAAACAGCCAATCAGCAGCATATACATTAGTTTTGGCTGATGCTGGTAAACATATTTATCACCCATCTGCCGATACAACTGCTAGAACTTGGACTATTCCGGCTAACAGTTCTGTAGCGTTTCCAGTAGGAACAGCAATTACTTTTGTAAATGATTTTTCTGCTGGCGCAATTACTTTATCTATTACATCTGATACCTTAGTGTATACGCCAGATGGATCAACAGGAAGCAGAACATTGGCTGCTGGTGGCGTAGCTACTTGCATTAAAGTTGCGTCTACTCGTTGGATTATTTCAGGCACAAAGATAAGCTAATATGTCATCTATTCAGCAATCCATGATGGGCTTTGGCGCATCAACAAAAAATACAATAGTTGCTTTTACGACTACTGGCGCTCAATCGTTTACCGTTCCTTCTGATCTTACTCAAATTACAGTTGAAACCATAGGCGCAGGCGGAAAATTAACTGCTGGAGGAAATTCTGCAACAAGAACTGGCGGAGGTGGTGGAGCTTACGCAAAATCTGTTGTTTCTGTAACACCAGGATCAACATATTACATATATGTAGGAACTGGCAATGGCGGAGCAAGCACAGGAAATTCTTGGGGAAATACATCTAACTCTGCCCCAACCTCATCTACTACAGGTGCTTTAGCATTAGGCGCTGTAAACGCAAGCGGTGGTTCGGCTGCTAGTTCTATTGGAACAACTACATATTCTGGTGGAAATGGCGGTGCTGGAACGCTTGCTAGTGGTGGCGGTGGCGGAGCAGCCGGAAGGTCTGGCGCAGGCGGAAACGGAGGGTCTTGCACTGGTCAAAATAATGGCTCTGGCGGTGGTGGCGGATCAAATGGCGGTGGAAATGGAGCAAATGGTCAAGGATCAACAGGTGGAAATGGTGGACTTGGCCCTCTTGGAACGGCTGGCGGAACTGGCGGAACTAATGGCGTTGCTGGCACAAATGGATCAAATGGGTCTGGCGGTGGCGGTGGAGGAAATTCAGGAGATGGAGGAAGCGGATCATCATATTTAATTTGGAACGATTTATATGGGGCTGGCTCTGGTGGTGGCGGAGGGTATAGTTTTGGCGCAACTGGTGGGTCTTACGGTGGCGGTCACGGTGGAAACGGCACACCTGTTGATAGCGTGTCTGCAAATGGTTTAGTAATAATTTCTTATGGCTCTGTTTAATATGTCAAATATTGTTTACTCTTGGTCAATTCTTGGGGTTTTTACCGAAAAAGAATATCACCAATACACAGATTTTATCTATGCCTGTCAATGGCAAATAACTGGTACAAAAACAACCACAGAACCAAACCCAGAAGATCCTGATAATCCTTTTGTTAATTATCAGTCTAAGTCTATATCTGACAGAATTGGGTTTAGTTTGCCTAACCCAGAATACCAATTTACACCTCGATCAGAAATGACCGAAGAAAAAATAATTGAGTGGGTTAAATCAGAATTAGGTAGTGAAAAAATAAACGAACTGCAAAATCAAATAGCAGAAATGTTAAACAGCTAAACAATAAGTTAATTATGTCAGAAGAAAAGTTCCAATTTGACCCGTTTAAATTTGGTGGTCTTGTAACGCAAGTTGAACATTTACAGCAAAAAGTAGATGTAATGGAAGCTGACATTAAAAAATTAGTTGCTATGGCAGAGCGCAGCAAGGGTTCGCTTTGGGCATTGATGGGCGTTGCCTCTGTGGCTGGAGCTTTTATTAGTTACATTACAGAGTTTTTGTTTAAAAAATGATACTAGAAACTATTATCGGTGCATTAGTCCCTGTCGGCATAGACGGGATCAAAAGTCTGATTGGTATGTTTACAGGTGGTGTAAGACCTATTTCTGTAGACGAACAGATCAAGATGGACAACAACGAAATAAACAAGCTACAAGCCCTTGCACAGCTAGATAACCCCTATGGATCACCTAGCCAATGGGTAGTCGATCTGAGGGCTTCTAGCCGCTATCTAGGGGCATTGTTTGTAATAGTTGTAGGCATAGGCACATTGTTTTTGCCAGTAGCGCCAGAGATTCAACGAATTGGCATAGAAGCCGCTAACATTGCCTTTGGCTTTTTGTTTGGCACTCGGATTATGGCTAATTTAAAAAGATGACAAAAAACTTTAGAGATTGTTTAGATTTAGTTTTAAAGCATGAAGGAAATTTTGTTCACCACGAAAAAGATCCTGGCGGCATGACTAACCTTGGAGTTACCAAACGAGTCTGGGAAGATTGGGTTGGGCACGAGGTAGACGAGAAAGCAATGCGAGCATTGACTCCGGCACTCGTAGCCCCTATGTACGAGATGAAATACTGGCGCACTAGCTATTGCGAGAAACTACCAAGAGGCTTGGATTTATTAGTATTTTCTATGGCGGTAAACGCTGGCGCTGGTCGTAGCGTTAAGTTACTTCAAGACGCAATCGGTGTGGTGGCAGATGGTGTTATTGGCCCAAACACAATGGCTAAGATAAACGAAGCTAATGTAGAAACATTGATAGATAAGTTTTCAGAAGCTCGTACAGCGTACTACAAGGGCTTAAAGCTATTTCCTGTATTTGGTAAGGGTTGGCTAAACCGCACAGATAAAGAGCGCCTAGAAGCCCTAGATATGGCAAAGAACGGCTAAAAAGGCTGTGTAAGATCAACATACTTAAAATGCTTGATTGGCACATCAAAAAACAACTCGCCAGCAGCAACCTCACTATTCTTGACTTCTATCAATGAACATCCTTGCACCTTCTCAGCCCTTGCCCAGTACGCATGGGTTAAGTCGTGAGTTAGTGCAAAAAATAGCACAGGCAGATTTTGCTGAAATAGCTTCTCTTTACGCAGCGCACAATGAATGGTGGGATAGTGGCAGTAGTCCCAGCTCCGAACTTCTACTTCAATATAACCAACTAGCTTACCTGCTCTATGTACGAGCAAATCTACTCCATACACATTAGGGTTTTCCCTACACTCCAATCCCCACTTTACCTTCACCCATTTCGTTACTGCATCCCTCGCTGGGGGATCGTATAAGTCATAGAGTTCTTGATTAAATTGTTTAGTGGTCATGGGTGCTAGTTTGATAGGAAGTGAACTAGCAGAAAACTTGTGAAGGATGCAGCCTATCTCTTGTGGGGTTTATGGGGCTAAAGCAGCTTCTTTTTGGGCCTTCAGCATTGGCGCTGTTTTACGGATTGTTTCTAGTTCCGCTACAAACGCCTGCTCTATTTGCTCAATCGTAAAGCCTTGCCTTAGAAACTTTAATACTAGGTCGGTGACTTGTTGTTGCATATTAAAAGCAAGTAACAATGTTGCCGCAGACCGTACAAGTAGTCATCTTGCCATTGACAATAATTGTCTGTGTTTGGCAGGCATAAGCTACTGTGCCTAGTAACATATATGTTACCAATCCTAAAGCTATCTTTTTCATATCAGTTCCTTAAAAGGGAATATCGTCATCAATCGTATGCTTAGGCATTTCGTCATCGCCCTTGGCCTTAAAGTTGCTGCGCTCCTTCTCCTTGCCAATCGCAATGCTAAAGAACTTGCCATTCTTGCCTTCCTTAATCCAGCCACTTAGCCAATGCTCTTTGCCATTGACCATGATTGATCCAGCGTAATCAGGATGGGTCGGTTTCTCTTTGCGGTCATTCTTAAAAAGCGATCCGCTACCTTCTTTTAGTTCATAAGCCATTATTTATTTCCTTTAATTTAGAATACATCTCACTCACTTCACCGAGGAATTTTTCTACTTCTGCTTCCATCGCCTTAATGTATTCCTCATCTCTCTCAAGGCGCACTACAAACAACTGTAAATCTTCCGGTAATCGTGGATCATAACTTACAAAATCACACCATTCCTTGCCTGTTACTGCCATCTGGCATTGCATCTGCGGCACATACTTTGCAGGCGGTTTGCCTCCTAATAAATACTTAATATGCGTTTTACTAGCTGGGCATTTAATCTCCAGTAAACCAGTTTCGCCAACCAGTCCGTCTGGGCTACAGCCAAACCATTCTATCGTGGAATGATCTACAAAAGCAACCTGTTCTACAAATACATTGGCCTGCGCCTCATAAGCGATCCTAGCCATTGGTTCGGTCTGCGTACCCCATTCCATTGCCGCATTGGTAAACGACTCTCCTGGGCTGTTTGTAAGCCTTTGGACTACCAATTCTGTGCGGTAATCTTCCCTAGTGGCAGCCTCGCCCGACTTTCCCTTAGCCATTACATCGGTAATCCGACTAGCGGTAACTTTGC